ACCAATTGGAAAGATAAACCCTATATTTTCATTTATAACTGACTCATTTAAATTTTTAGAGTCATTGATTTTTTCTTTAAGTTTTTTTACAAACTCATTCTGAATCATCTTAGTGAACTTAACATAAGGTGAGTCACCTTTATCTTTATTGTATTTATATTTACCTTCAGGTTTTCTCTTACCTCTACCGAAATAATTAAGTGCGGATATATTAGTAATACATTTGTGTCCACCTGAGTTAGCTTGAATCATTTCCCATGCTGGTACACCTAATTTGTCTAATATCGCCCACTCATCTTCAGTCAACTTAGTTGATGGTTTGTCCATTATATCTTTTAATTTTTCCATATAGTTATCACCCCCATCCATTGAACGAACCTTATCACCATAAAAAGCTTCTAAATCCGCATTAGTGAAACCAACTGACTCATCTCCAAATTGTTTATTACCTTCTGATATCCATTTGATAGTAGATAAAGGAATTATCTTATCTCTTAATTGACTCTCCCATTTACTTAATACTTCTTGAGCTATATCACCTAAGTTAACACCTTTTAATTCTCTCTCACCTTTAAATGGGTTACATGATGCTTGTACTAATCCCATAGGCCAAGCAATAACTAAGAAATCCGCATCAGGATTATTTTTAAATGGAGTATAACGGTCATAAGAACCTGGTTTAAACATTGAACCACCTCCGTATTGTACTATAATTCCGTCATCAACATAAACTTTATCACTATCTTTTTGTTTCTGTACATAATCTTTTTGATTTAACGCCATCTCTTCAGGTAACGCGTACCCCTTTTCAGCGGCTAATCTATTAATGTTTTGAAATATGTTTAATAGTGATGGTTGAGATGTCATTACTAAATCTTCCATAAAACCTGGTTTATTTTTATAAGCTAACATAAGTTTGTTAGTTGCTAAACCTAAAGCCATTTTATTTTTCTGTAATGACTTATCTTTTTGTAATTTAAATACAAAATTCATTATATCTTGTGGTTCTAACCCATACTTAGCAAAATCTGCAGAATCGACTGTAGATATTAGTCTAATATCATCGGAAGTAAAGATATCACTTGGTGACATTATTTGAGATAAGGTCTCAACATTTGAACGTGATGACCTGAATGATGTTGATGTATCACCTTCCACACCTGTTTGACTATCATGATGGTCTGTATGTACAACAAACATCGGCTTTCCATGTGCGAAATCAACTAAAACCGGCATCGTATCACCTTTAGCATCTTGTTTCTTTACCGCAAATTCCTTATCACCGTATTGTATTATTTCAGAATCAACAACTTTGATTCCATTATTCTCTAAATAATTTTTCATAGCTAAGGCAGTCGTAACACCGTCTAAATCTTGATGAAAATATATTTTAGCTTTCTGATATCTTTTAGATAAATCTTTGATATTTCTTAATCCTGATTCTTTAATTAATTTTTTCATGATATAAACATATTTTTTTCTTTTGTTCTTCTATTTTTAAGACCGTCATTCGAGGACTTATATGATAAAATACTTTCTGCCGCTTTTTTATTTTGACCAGATTTAACATATTGTATGAATCTTGACATTCTAACTGAATCACATCCAGTATTAAAAACTAATGATATTAACGAATCAAATTGTCCTTGAGTTAACATATACGTTTTTAATCCTTTATCTTTCCATTCCCCTAAAAATCTTCTAACACAGTCGGCAGCCTCCGAAGCATCTTTATAAAGTAACTCTAACGCAGTTTTTTTATCTATCACTAAACCACGTTTTACATCACTACCAGTGTGTCCATAACCGATAGTTAAAACTCCACTTGTGTCTTTATAAGCTTTTAATACTGGCTCCTTTATGTTACCAATTGGTTTTTTGGGGTCACCTTCTTCAAATTTAATATGGTCCCAAAAGTTTTGACTGGCCTTCATTTTAGTACCATCTTTTTTATCAACTTCATTCTCAATTAAATACATTTTACGTATTTGAGATTCTTCTGACTCATTTATAAATAACTTTGACATAAAAACTTTTATTAATAAATATCTATAATAACAAAAAACCCCTCACTTTGTAGGGGTTTCACTCATTAATGATATTGAACATGCGATGATATTATCGAACCACACTTTTTTAGGTCCATTCAAATTTTCTTTTTTAAATGTTTTTACATGACCATCAGTTGTCGATATAGTTATAGAATCCCTTTTCTGAACTTTAATTTCTCGTATGTTCATCTAATACTAACTTCAGTTGTTTTTGTTCAGTTTGATACTCTTTTAGTCTTTCTCTGGCGACTTCACAGTAATTTTTACTGATATCCATACCAATCCAAGGTCTACCTAACATTTCCGCAGCTAAACAAGTTGTCCCACTTCCATTGAATGGGTCCATAACTACATCTTCTTTATATGAAAGAATTTTAATCGCCCTATATGGTATATCCAATGAAAATGTTGCCTTTGTTTTTTGTCTTGTATCCGCAAAATAATTCCACTGACCAAAGACTAAAGACATAAAATCTTTTTTATCTTTATCCTCATAGACTAACTTCTTTCTAAACTCACCTTCAATTTTTTCATTAGGAACCATTTGAAACTCACCTTTCCATTGAGGTGTTCCTTTAATATCTTTCTTATGTTTTTTCTTATAAGCAAGAATCACACACTCCTTAGGATTATAGATATATGGTGAAGATGGACTCATCCAACTACCCCAAGCAGTTGTTTTTGAACGATGTGGGGAATCTTCTTCTAAATCCACAATACCAAAGAAACCAAACCCAATCTCTTTCATTATCATCCAAAATTCAGCAGAAAAATATATTCTACCACCTTTTTTTTGTCTGTTAATCTCGTAAGGAATGTTTAGTGCTATACGACCATCGTCTTTAAGTACTCGATAAGTCTCTCTTAACCATTCTCTTGTAAATTTCCAGTACTCGGCTATTTCTTTATCATCATCCCAACTATCGTAATCAATACCAACACCATAAGGTGGACTAGTGACAACTAAGTCTACTGTTTTTTCGGACATCTCCGACATAAGTTTACGGCCATCACCGCAATAAATTTTATTCTTCTCCATTTTGTTCAATTGTTTTAATTCTTCTATCTAAATAAAATAACGCCTTTTTTAAATCTTGTACAGGTGGGTTGTCATCTTTTTTTCCACTTCTAACTATATACTTTAATACGTTAAATAGATACGCATCTTCATCTAACCCTGTAGCTTCTGCTATTTTTATAACCTCATATGGGTTATCTTCACCACCATAATGGTCAGGGTGTGATACTAATTCTTTACTCATTACCTTTAGCTTTTAAAACATAATAGTCATCAGCGTGTTTACTAACCTCTATTAAGTCTCTATTAATTAATTGTTTTAAAATTATTCTAGTTTTTTCTGTAGACTCACATAAAATATAATCCGATATGAAATTGATGTGAATAGGTACCCTAAGTTTACCTGTTAACATATTCATACGTTCTGTTGGTATTTCAAATTTTTCACTCATAGTATTATAATTTAATTATTAATTTTCCATTTATTGTAAGGTATCATACTATAAGGATGTCTTTCAAAAAAACTTTCATGAATAAAAGTATACTCATTTTCTTGTTTTTTATCAAGATACGCACCCCAAAATGATAGCGTTGAGTTCGATAATATATGTTTATCACACATACTCATCATATGAACCGCAATATACGGGTCTTCATCAATATAAACAAACTTTTCCTTAGGAAACCCTAATTTGTTTACAAAATTTTTGGCAGATTCTAAATTATCTGAAAACACAAGTATTTTATGGTCCTCACTCTCATTATTTAAAATTTTAATAACCCATTCTTCAGGTATTAATTTTATGTCAAAGAAATTATCTTGTCTACCTCCACCCATTCTTAAATGTAATGAAATACTTTTATTGAATAAATTCCCATAATTATATTCAATATAATCTGTTATATTTTTATCGGGAGTAAATAAATCTAAAATATATTCTCTTTCATGGTGCCAATATAATTTATTAAAAAAATAACCCTGAAATATATAAGGAGACTTTACCTTTTGTTTTAAATCATAGTAAACTCCACCTTCACCAGTATCAATATCCCAAGCTAAACTTTGGTCAAACCACCATTGAAATGCATTTGGTCTACTATCAAACCAAGGTAACTTAGGATA